CTAGGATAACCACAGGAGGATTTTATTATGGCCCAGACTTCAACAACGGGTAATTTGGAAAATGCCCAGAAGATAATTATTGCGGCTTCCCGGTACACGGAAGAGCATAATGCGCCTGCAATGGCGTTGATAGAGAGCTTCACTCTCGGCAAGGGTGAGAAGCAGGTAACTGTCCCTAAAGTTGCACAGATGACTATGTCAGACCTAGTTGATGGTCAGGACATAATTGACGAGGAAGATATTGGTATGACCACCGTAGACCTCACGGCTAGTGAGGTTGGTGCGAAAGTTATACTGACTGACAAGCTCGTCAAGCAATCTTCTGATAACGTGTTCAGCATAGTAGGCAGACAGCTTGGTGACGGCATGGCAAGGAAGAAGGACGAAGACGTAGTTGCGTTGTACTCAGGGTTTTCAGCGGATCGAGGCACGGCTGGAAGCGGGATGACTCTTGCAAACCTTTCTGCCGTTATTGCTTATGCAAAGGGCAATAAGTTCGGATCGCAGGTTTACATAAACCACCACCCGTTTACGGTGTGGGATCTTGCCAACACGGCAGTGACAGCATCGACTAACTACCCTGTACCAAAGGGATGGACGGAAGACTTGCTCGGCAACTTCTTTAGCGGGCTACGCCCGATCAACGGTGTTCCAGTATTTGAAGATGGGAACATCTCAATAAACAGCAGCACAGATGACGCTGTAGGCGTAATTGCAGACAAGAGCGCCCTTGCAGTCCTCAAGTCTGTTGACACCCGCACAGAGCGTGAGCGTGACGCTTCCCTCCGAGCCACTGAGCTTGTTATAACCGCTGATTACGGCGTGTTTGAGCTTGATGATTCCAAGGGAGCAGCACTAACATTTGATGCTAGTACACCTGCAACCTCGTAGTAGGAGCTAGATAGGAATGGCACTAACAACTAGGGATCGCACGGAACTTAGGAAAGAATTAGTGGGGCAGGGGTATTCTTGGGAGTTCATTGATGAACCGCACTCCAAGATAACCCTATACCGACATGTAGCTACGATGACTCCAAAGGGTGACATCATAAGCCCGGTTGGTACAGCGATTAAGGGACTGCCTTCAACCCCCGACTATGCTTTAAGCAAGGCAAAGTTGGGTATGCTGCCATATCCACCCAGTGAATCATGTACCTGTGAATGGTGTGCTGAATCCAGAATCGAAGTGAAGAAGGGTGTTGTATCGTCTACCGACGAGGACAACGAACCGTTTGCTACGGCAGAGTGTCCCGACTGTAGCTTTAAGGCAACTGCCCCCACGGGGACAGGAGCATCCTCAAGGCTCAGGGCGCACTCCAAAATACATAGTTAGAAAAACTCGTCACGGCTGTAACGATAGGCCGAGGTCGTGGCAGGTGTAATATAATATCGGTCTATCGCAGGGCTTAGAACCTGTAATAAGTAACCTTTAAGGAGGTTTGTTATGTCGTTTCCAGATTTCATTACTGGTATAACTGGTTGGGAAAAAGTGACTACTTCTGGCAAGAAGCATGCTCTTGGAACCAAGATGGTTATAAGAGACAGGACGTTTAGATACGTAGAGGCAGCAGGAACAGAGATCGGTGAAGGCCTTACAGTGGACGGACAAGCTGCTGTAACCACACAGGACGATGACCTTGCTGTAGCAACTACGGCTGCTGCTGGGGCAACCAGTGTTTCCATAACGCTCGGTGGTAGTAACAATTTAGAAAAGAATGAGTACCAAGATGGCTACATATTCAACAACACCGCAGCAGGTACAGCAGCTTTAATGTATAGGATTAAATCTCATGCTTATTCTGCTCATTCCACTGCGGTAACCATCAACCTTGATGAGCCGGACGGACTTGTTAACGCATGGACGGCTGCTACAGACGTTGTAGGCTTGATAGGCAGTCCTTGGAAAGATGTTGTTGTGTCTCCAGCAACCACAGCAAACATGACTGTTGGTCTAACTTGCAATACTATTCCTGCAAGTTACTACGGATGGGTTCAAACAGCAGGGCCAGCACTGGCAAAGATAGATGCTGCTTCTACAACAGCAGTAGGTTCTGCACTGATGAAGGGTACAAATCATGCGGGTCAACTGGAACTATTAACGTATGAAGACGAGGCTTACCGAGCATTAGCTACGCTAGGTAGCTTAGCTGCTGTAGATAATGAGTACGCTTTCGTACAGCTTTGCATAGAATAAATGACTACTGAACTCTGGACTCCTGAAGGGGTGGCGGGTCATACCACTACCCCTACAGGGCATAATGCTGAAACCGGGGGACAGGTCTATAACCACACATTCCGTGTGAAGGACCCTGTCACGGGGAAGCAGAACAGGTTCAATATCATTGTTGATGACAGTACCTCCCAGGCACACCTGGAGGACATGCTTGCTCATTCCGTGGATAAGTGGCTGGCCGAAGTAAGGGCAAAGGAACACAAGCCAGCGCCTACCCCGGAGCAACGGAAAGAGATAGGCAAGATACTGAACGAGATAAGAACCAGCAGTCTTAAACGTAAAGGCAGTTCAAACAACCGGATTCACTATTCTGGGATAAAGTGAGGGAATATGCCAGAGATACAGGTAACGGAAGATGATTTGTCGGTGGTGCTGAGGGCCAAGGTCAACGAGGTCACCAACCTCCAGATAGCCAGCGCATCACTGCAACGGATTATCGCAGAGCGAGATACCTATATTGCCGAGCTTGAGGGGAAACTCCCGGGCATGAACGGCAAGGAGGCGCTAGATGCCAAGGGTAGGGAAGAAGAAGTTCCCGTACACAGCAAAGGGTAAGGCCGCCGCCAAGAAGGCTGGCAAGAAGGCTGGCAAGAAGGTAAGGCGGTCCAAGTACTAATATAAGTAAGAGGGGGTTGTTATGCCTGTAATACAAGGCAGGACTCGATCCCAGATACGACAGAGCATCGGGTTTAACCTCGGTGCTGTATACGTTTCTGCACCCAGCGGCAGTGGAGAAAACGACGGGTCTACTATAGTTGACAATACGCTTGTCGGCGGGGATGACACGCACAACGGCAAGTGGGTGGTGTTTTCAGACGATTCAGCCAGCACGGTGCAGATTACCAGGGTATCTGACTCTGCCTACACAACCAGTTTCACCACGCTGACAGTATCGCCTGCGTTAACCGCACAGTCGGCTACGGCAGACAGTTACGAGCTATGGGATGACGATCAGTCACCGTCAATAATCAATGATTTCATAAACCAAGCAATAATAGATGCTTCGGACAGGATATTCGACCCGGCAGAAAGTCTTGCTCTCCACACGGACGGGCATGTACTGCGGTTTGACATACCTTCCGGGCTTTCGATGATCCAGAATATTTACTACCGTAACAGCGTGGATGCCAAGAGGCTACATGCCTGTGCTTCCACGTTTGACGAGACTACAGACGCGGGGTTTGCTTCATTTACACAGGTACTGGACACCAAGGATAAGCGACAGGGGACTCAGAGCCTCAAGATGACAATAGCGGGAGGTGCCAGTGCAGGCAACTTTGTAACCGACAGCATCACAAGTGTTAATATCTCCGGCTATGACTACATAGAGATGTGGGTTAAGAGTACGGTGGCTACGAGTGCAGGTAATCTAAAACTGCACCTTGATAACGGCACGGTGACAGCGGACGGTAACGATCTTGAGAGTCTGAACATACCTGCCCTGTCAGCAGACACATGGACATTTGTCCGTATGGCGTTATCCAACCCAGAGAGTGACACGGCGATAGTGTCCGTAGGTCTGGAGTATGACTCTGACCTTGGGGCATGTACTGTCTGGATAGATGACATAAACGCCGTCAGAAACGACAGTGCCGAGTGGATAAAGGTGCCTAGAAACCAGTGGAAGATAGACAAGCAGGAGCAGGACATAGTATTTGAAAAGTATTTCCTTGGGACTGCGCCGTATAAACTGCTCAAGATAGTGGGTGGCGATAAGCCCGCCCTGCTTAGTGCGGATACGGCCACCCCGGAGATACCCGACCAGTTCCTGATAGCTCAGGGTACGGCACTGGCCTACGCAGCCAGCTCCGGTGGCCCTGCTACCGACCCTGACCAGAGACGTAATCAGGCAGGATTCTGGTTTGGAAAGGCAAGCTCAGATAAGCGGGCATTCCCGCTATTAACCGATGTTAGACTGGTGCAGTAATGGCTGGAAAGGTTGTCGAGACTAACGAGATATTCCTCAATGGGGTTTATTACCCTATAGACCGACCTGTCCAGAGCGTACTGGCATCCATATACCCTGCCAAGGTAGTCATTGGCGATACAAGCAAGGACTCACAGACACGTACCAGTGTTGTCGCATGGAGTGACTGGAGAGCAGGGATTGGCGTTAACCGCATGGAGTCCGGCGGGGACATAAACAGGGCTTGGTGGTCTACCCTTCAGCTAAGGTACAAGAATCACCTGATACTCCCGGGGCTGGACAATGATGCTGCCGCTAACGCCTCAAGCACAAGCCTTACCGGCCCGACAATAGGTGCCATAGGTGAGCTTTCAGGTGAGATATATGTTGCATGGAACGGCAGTGTTAGCGAGGCTTCCAAGATATATAAGTATAACAACACATCGGATGCGTGGGGATCAGCACTTGCTACCCCTGCGGATCAGGTGACAGATACCGTGACATGGCGCACCCTTGCAGATGAGACATTCATAGTATTTGCACATTATGATGCTAACGGCAGCGGGTACACACGGTACGACGGATCGACATGGACTTCAGATGCCACGGATACCCAGTATGTAGCGGTATGGGACGACAGGCTGTGGGGTATTTCCTACGCAGGACAGCTATGGTATTCCATAGTTGCAGGTACAGAGGTAAATGATGCCAAACTACCGCTCCCTGCCGGGTCTGTGTCCAAGCTGTTCGTAGCCAGAGATGCGGCAGGGGAGCCAATCCTCTATGCGGCTACAAAGCAGGGGCTTTTCGCCCACGATGCGCCTAACGCCAGATTTATCCAGACAGAGTTAACGCTACCCAACCACCCTCACGCTGGTAAGGGGACTATAAGGTGGCGTGACAGTATCTATATGCCAGCAGGGCTGGGTGTTTACCAGTACATAAACCAAGCTGGCGGAGCAGTGCTTACGGTGACAGGGCCTGACAGGGATGACGGGGTTCCAGCCGATAAAAGAGGCACTATTAAGTATATGTCAGGTTCGCATAACGAGCTGTTTGCAGGGGTGGACTCTGCAACCGCACCTAATATAACGTCAGGCAGTTCCCTCCCGTTCCAGTGGAAGAGCCATCACGGCTCCACGGTAATCGACGGCGATACCGGGTACTCCTCGATAATGGGGTACAACGGCATAGGGTGGGAGACTAAATGGCTGGCGGCTACGGCTGGCAGGAGTATACAGGCCATGCTGGTCAGCGATGCCTATGACGAGTACAGGCTGTGGTGGGGATTTAACGGGGAGATCAAGTTCATGAAGATTCCCTCCGACATAATCAACCCCAGCTTTGTAAGTGATTTTGAATACAAGGCTTCCGGTACCCACGAAACACCGTGGTTTAACGCAGGGCAGTCAGAAGTAGACAAGCTGGCGTTAAAGCTCAAGACAGAGGTACAGGATGCAAGCAGTACGGAAACGGTAACAGTCTCATATGCTACTGACTACAGTGAGTCTTATACCTCAACGACTGCAATCACCTCGGACGGGATAACCACCTATACTTTCGGCAGCAGTGCTGGCGTTACGTTCAGGGCTATCAAGTTCAAGGTTGAATTGGCGAGGACTATTGATACGGACACCGCCAACTACACTAAGAAAACACCCGATGTGGTGTCGCTAACGCTGGAGTGGCGCAAGAAGCTGCCAGCTAAGTGGGGACATCAGGCACAGATAAACCTGTCCAAGGAATACAAGGGTAAGACATCGAAGGACTTACGGTCTGCCCTGCTGTCAGCCATAGAAAGCACTACCCTGCTGGAGTTTACCTTCAGGGATGACAGCGGAGGCACAAGAAATCTATACGTGGATGTCACCTCGGCCACGGGGCTTGAGTACAGTGGCTATGACGAGAGAGGCAGTTCTATGATTAGCTTGGTGGAACCATGATACTTGATGCAGGCACAACTACAGTCAGTACGGCTGGTTCAGAACAGCAGTTATCCAACACTGCCAACCGTGTGTTGTGGATCAAGGCCAAGGCACTTGCGGCAAACTCAGGTATTGCTTATCTGGGTGTTAGCGATATCTCTGCTACGAATGGATATGAATTATCCGCAGGTAATGAGATAGAGATCAGCTTTAGGGAACTTGGCGGGTCTGTTGCATTCAGTAGTATCTACGTTGACACGGCATCCAGTGGCGATAAGGTCTGCTGGGTAGTGGTACTGGCGGGTTAAATGACTACTCAAAAAAGTGGCACTCCGCCGGACAATTGGCGTGGGAGCAAAGTGGCATTTGTGGCATTCGAGGCATTAGTACGTGCAGGCAAGCAGCCCGGCAGGGATTTCAGCTACCAGCCACGTACTCAGGGGGCAAGGATAGGCATGGGGTCTGACATAGAGTTTATGTTCAGCAATCCGCCTGACCTTGCAATGAATATAAAGGAACCGTTGTATAGTAATTATAATGGCATCGAAACGCATGGGACTGACACGATTGCAAAGGCACAGCTTGCAGGTCAGGGGATAACACTTATAATGTTAGAGCATGAAAAGCTAACACAGGATGCCGACTGGGTTATAGAAGAGGCGTTAAAATATAGAGATCACTCGCTGGAGTAAATCATGGCTATCACAGATATTGTAGTAAGCGGAAAATTATACGAAGACGACGGCGATGCAGTCAACGGTGCGACCGTGGCGTTACTGGAGACGGGTACCTCCACGCAGGAGGCAAGCACCACGACTGACAGTAACGGCGCATGGTCTTTCACTGAAACCAGCCTTGATGCCACGTATGACGTAAAGTTCACGCAAGGCAGTAGTGTCAGGTACATCCTCTGGTCAGACGAGATAGCCCTGAAGGGCGTGGACACGGCATCACTGAAGGTGCGTGGGGTGGAGGGTGCGGCAGCACCGATATATCTTTTTGCAGATCAGGCAGATGATGCTGGTGACGCTTGGAGGATACAGGCTTCAGCGTCAGACACGTTAGCCATAGGAAGCGACAAGGCTGTCGCAGGCACGATCATAGACTACATAACTATTACGAATGGTGCCAATGCGGCAGCGTCGGTTGTTGCGTTGGGCGGTAATCTTACAGTTGGTGGGGACTTAACCATATCTGGTGATGATCTAACCATGGGAACCAATACATCTACTGCGATACTGGTAGCTGATGGTACTAATTACAATCCTGTTGTTCCAAGTGGAGTAATAGACCTTGCTAATGACGGTGCATTTACACTGGACAACACAGTTATATCCAGCCAGACAGAGATAAGTTCAGGGTTAGTTGTTGCTGATGAACTTCTCTATTCCGATGGAGGAGTTATTAAGAAGATTGGGCTTGATAACTTTATCGAGCTTGCACCAACTCTTGCTACTGAAGATGCCGTAGCTGACGGTGATTACATACTGTTCTTGGATGGTGGTGCTAGTGGCAACATGAACAAGGAAGCAGTTCATGACTTGGCTACCCTATTTGCGGGTGCTGGTATGACAGCTACAAGTTCTGTAGTAAACGTAATTGGTGGGGATGGTATTACAGCAAACGCTAATGATGTAGCGATAACAGCAGCCCAGACAACTATTACTTCTGTATTGAATGCAAGTTTAGTTGTTGGCAGAGATGCAGATAACGACATAGATTTTTCTACTGATAATAATATTAGGTTTAGAGCTAACGGCGAAGACCAACTTACATTAACTGATGGGGCATTAACCCCATCTTCTAATGCTATTGTGGATTTGGGAACTGACTCTCTTGAGTTTAAGGATGCCTACTTTGATGGTACTGTGGAAGCGGATGCCATTTCAATTGGCGGTACTGCCGTGTCAGCTACAGCGGCAGAGATTAACCTGATTGACGGCGATACAGCTAGAGGTACTACTGCGATAGCAGATGGTGACGGTGTTCTTATCAATGACGATGGCACTATGCGGATGACTACTGTTCAAACATTAGCTGCTTATCTTGATGATGAGATTACAGCTATGCCGAACTTAGTCACTACAGGAACTATAGGTACAGGTGTGTGGCAGGGTACTGCTATAACAGGTGCTTATATCAATGATGACATTATCTCAGGCCAGTCAGAGATAACTTCTGGCTTGGCTGCTGCTGATGAACTCCTG